CGAGAACACGCAATGTCCGCCCCGCATGACCCGCGCCTGCATCAGGCTGCGGTGGTCTTCTTCATAGATACCGGCCAGCATGGGTTGCAGCGAGGCCTGAAAGTGGTCCAACGGAATGTCGGTAATAAAGCCAAGGCGTCCCTGGTTGATGCCGATCAGCGGCACGCCAAACTGCGCCAGCTGGCGGCCAATGCCCAGCATGGTGCCGTCACCCCCGACGACGACGCACACATCGCAGGCGCTGCCTATGCCGGCCACGTCCAGCGTGGGGTAGTCGGTCAGGCCCATGTTGGCCGCGGTGTCGGCTTCCACGACCACCTCGCAGCCCTGGTCCATCAGGAAGTGGGCGATGCGCTCCAGCGCCTGCCGAGTCGACGCGCCCGTCGCGCCAGAGGAAACGGCTTGGTATTTGCCAATCAAGGCAACCTGGCGGAATTGGGACTTCATTCGCAAATTACATCACTAAAGAGTTGTAATTCGCTTCAGCATGCGGCTCTTGCATGCGCTGTCTCGCTCTGATTCAAGGGCTGCAACGACTATCCACGTTTTCACATCCTGGCCCAGCTCGTCGGCCAGTGCGCCAGCAATGGCGGGGCTTAGGTGGCCCCGGTCTTTTGCTGTGTAGAGCGTCTTGCGTGAAAGCCCTAAGCGCTTTGTCCATTCGGGAATGGGCATGGTTGAAAGGGCAGTGTCTAACAGATTCATCGTCGTTTGCATAGCAATTTGTCCTCATGTTGCAGACTGTCCACAATGTGCAGACATTTTAGGTTATTCATTGTCCACAATGTGCGGACATGATAGATTTCGGCGTGTCTGCAAAGTGCGGACATTTCGGGAACGGCCATGCAACTTAAACCAGATTTACGGACTCCGGCTGCGGCTTATGCGGCGGCGCGAAGCTTGGCCGTTTCTGCGACCGTTGCGCGGTCGGGGTCCACCAATAGGTCCTTTTGCAGTTTCTCGATTTCAGGGATGGTTGCGTATCGCAACACCTTGTATCCGGCCTCGATCAGTATTGCATCTCGGTCGGCGTCCTTTTCTTCCTTGCCCTTGTGGCTGCTGTCGTCCAGTTCGATTGCGGCCAACACCTTGAAACCTTTGTTGGTCAAAACAAAGTCAGCGATTTTTCTATCGAAGGTATTTCGGCTTGCTCCACCCTTGGCCGTGAGCATGGCTCCGAAAGCAACTTGGGTTAGCACTACGTACTCCGGTGCGGGGAATGCGGCAATCAGCCGCCAAAACATCTTTTGTTCGTTGGCGGTCGCTATCGGCTTCGGTCCGAAAGTGCCTTTTTTGAGTTTTCCATTCTTTGGCATCTGGACGGCAATGAATGCAGCTGCGGCAAGCACTGACAGGATGACAAAAACAATGATCGTTAGTTTCATGGGCGGTTCCTTGTGACTACGTGGCAAATAGTGCGAATTGTGGCAGGCGTTGCCATTCTTTTGATCTTGTCATCGTTCGCGGGCATTTCGTTGTATTTCGGTCTTGAGAATTGGTTGGACAAGAGGGGCCGCAAATGATCAAAGCGTATCTAGGCGTCCAGGGTCATGGGCCGTTTCAAAAACCTCGTCAGTCCCTCGCCTTCCATCTTGCAATGCAAGAGCTCGCAGCCTTGATAGCAAAGCGTGGCGCGGTGTCGAGCGGCGAGCGAAGCGAAGCCGCCGCCGCCGACACCGCGCAAGCGTCAACCCTCCCCGATGGTAATCACGGGGAGAACATTTCCGGAGTGCCAAACCATGACTAGACCAAACCCCTTGGTATTGGACGGCTCCGAGGTCAAGCTGCGTTTGATGGCTGAGCGAACAGTCCATAAAACCCCGGTCCATGTCGATTGGGTCCGATTTACCTGCCTCTTGCGTAACGCCCCATTCCCCGGCGTTGAAACCCTGTTCAATTCCACCGACTCCATTTGGGATGAGCAATACCGTAACGGCGGCTTTAAAAAGGTTCTGGCCGACATTGCAGATTTTGACTACATGCCCGCCACGCAAGCGCTTGAGTTGGCAACCGATATTTGCAAAGCCTTGGGCAAGGGCTTCTCCGTGTTCCCCGAAGTGCGCAAGGGGCACGACTTTTACCGCTGCCGGTGGTCCATTGAACGTGCTGGCGCTGAGTGTGGATGGGTTGGCTTTCTGGCGTCGGGCGATAGCCCACGACAAAGCGCCCAGTCCCTTACGATCCACGCCAATCTGTACGGCCACGCCTGCACCTTTGCCGATCACGGCTGGAACGAACGTATCGCCGATATCGTTGACGAACGCGAAGCTAAATTGACCCGTGCTGACCTTGCGCTTGACTTCTTCGATGGCCTGCCCGGTGGTATGGAATCCCTCGAAGCCCAGTATCACGCGGGGGCATTGGATGTGAAGGGCAAGCGTCCAAAAATTTCTCAAGCGGGCGACTGGTGGAACCATGCAGAGCGCTCCCTTTACATCGGCTCCAAAGAAGCGGGAAAGCAAACCAATGTTTACGAAAAAGGTGATCAGTTGTTTGGCCGTGATAGCAACAGCCCTTGGGTTCGCGCTGAACTCCGATATGGCAACAAGCTACGCGTCCTACCCTCGGACATGCTCCGGCGTCCTGCTGACTTTTTCGCAGGGGCCTCTGACTGGCATCAATTGCTATTGACCCAGTTTGAAACCACGGTCAGCGCGCAAAAGTGCCCAACAGAAAAGCCATTGGCAACGCAAACCGTAAACGCTGAAGTCACGAGAAACATTCGGTGGGCCTTCAACACTGCCGCCCCAACTATCGCGGCTGCATTCCATTTCCTCGGTGATGAGTTCCTCGAATTTGTCACCAATCAAAAGCTACCCGGTCGGCTCCAGAAGTTCAACGCTGCCGAATTGCGCTCTGCATTCGGCTCCGTCATGGGTCAATTCTCCACGGTTGAAAGCCCTAGCCCTGCTTTCGCTTAACCGTCAATCAAAGGGCAAAAAAAGGTAACAAAATGAAATTTACAAACGTGGCTCTGTGCACGGGCATCAAGGAATCAAAAGGCGAATTCGAAGGCAAACCCTTCAGTTCTACGACCTTCCATTTGAACGTCGATGTGGCCGAAAACGGTGCTGGCCGCTCCCTCGGTTCCGTCACGCGCCCATTCAAATTTGGCGATGCATCCGAGTTCGAAAAGTGGGCGCACCTGGGCAAATCTTGGCCGGTCGGTGGCCTGCCTTGCCAGTGTGATTTTGAAGTCGTCGCGGGCGCTGAAAACAGTTCGAAGCTGGTGCTTCTCGGAATCCGTCCTAACACCTCTGCAACCGCTAAAGCGGCCTAACCATGCGGCTCCTCATCCAGTCCATGAATACGGGCCGTTTCCTCGCGCCTTCTATGGAAGGTGGGGAGCCTGTATGGGTGTCAAGTCTGCGCGAAGCGGGCGGCGGTGTTGTGTTTGAGATGGATCAGGCACAACAGCTATTCCATGACTGCTGCGATTTCGAAGATCAGGCGATTGTCATCGACCTGGATCGTCTTGGCACAGCGAACGATTACATGTAGGAAGGCTTTTATGAGTATTTTCGGATTTTTCATGAGTGAAGAGGAGCAATGGGAAAAGGCTCTTGTAGAGGCGTACGACGAAGGTGTCGATGCGGGCTCTAAGGCGTCTGATTCTGAGGAATTGGACGAAGCCTTCGACGAGGGTTACTCGGATGGGTACGGTGGCTAATGGCTGATACATGGAACATCACATGCAGCGTTTCACCCTGCGTGATTCAGCATGAAATCGTGCTTCCCCCCTTCCAACTGGATGTAACCGAGGGGGCCATGGTTGCGGTTGCAATCGTCGGCGTCTGGGCCATTGGTTGGGCCTTCCGCATGTTCGTGCGGTCTTTGTCTGTTCAGGATGCGCCGGTTTCTCAAGAGTGAAAGTCCAGCGGATTGCCTCGCGTGTCGGGGCTCTCCGGTGCAATTTCGCGCCGTTTAACTTGAAAGGTTCGTCATGAACAAATTTCTCACTCGTGGTCTGGTTGTGGTTGGTTCTTTGGCTTCTGCCGCTGCTGCAAACGCTGCTGCTATCGACGTCACTTCCGTGGTGACTGCCATTGGCGACACTGCTGCGCCTATCGGTTTGATTGGTTCCGCTGTGCTGCTGATCGTGGTCGCTCTGAAGGCGTTCCACTGGGTCCGTCGCGCCTTCTAAATCCGGCGCTTCCTGATGGTGCTGCACTCCGGTGCGGCTCCATTGGAAAACGAGGGTTTTACATCATGGGCATTTTCGTAATCATCGCAATTTTGGGGGCGGCATGGCTTATTTTCACCGCCTGATTTTCTGCCTGTGCTTGGGGGTTCTGTCGTGGCTTCCGACAAGTTCTTTTGCTTCCTTTCCGGCGTCGAAGCTGTGGATCAACTCCTATTGGCCCGGTCAATATGAATCGTATCTCACGCCGCGCAATGCTGATTTGAACAGCGCAATAGCTTCTAACTCGTCATGCGGCTTTACCATCACTAACGCCACAAATAACGGCTTAACGGGTGCCTACGATATTTATGCGGCCACGGGTTGCGGAAATAGCAGTAGTCATCGTACTGAAACTGCCATTTTTTCGTGTCCTGCGGGTTCCACCGGTTCAGGTAGTGGCGCCTCAACGGTTTGTACTTGCAACTCTCCGTCGTATGAATCAAACGGCGCGTGTGTCAGTCCATCACCAACGGATTGCCCGGGCGGTTCTGCGATTACCCAAGCTGTCAGTATTGGTTGGTTCAAGCCAGATGACCAAGTGGGCATTTACAGTGCTCAGAAGGCAGTTAGCTCGCAATGCGTGAGCACGGGCGGCAAAACGTGTACGGTGAACTACACCGGCTCCAATGCTCCGCCCATGGGTGTTCCGGGGGTTAACGGCTACAGCCTCTACACGTCCTATCTGACCGGGACAACTTCGGGCGGTTCGCAGTGTTCTCCACCGATTTCCACAACTCCTTCGGAACCTGCTTGCGCTGGTCAAGTTGGCACATACAACGGCGTACGGGTTTGCCTTGCTGTCGAGTCTCAGGCATCCAAAGATGCACGTGCGGCTCAGGTTGCTAGTGATGCGGCGGCGGCGGCTCGTCAGGCTGCTATAAATGCTGGTCGTACTGCGGCGGTGGCGGATCAAGCGGCGGCGGCTGCGGGTAGTGCTGCGGCGCAAGCAAGTCGAAATGGTTCAACGGCGAGTCAATCGGCGGCGGCTGGTGCGGCTGCGGGTGCTGCTGCTGCCACTGCTGCAGCGGGTGGCGCTTCGTCATCGTCAACAATGACACAAGGGTCCGCTGCGGGTGCTGGTCAAGCGGCGGCTGATAGGGCTACTGCGGTTGCCACGGCTGCGGGCTTGTCTCCGACGCTTGTCACTCAAGCGGCATCTTCTGCCAGTGCTGCGGCGTCCATCGCTGCGGCGCAAGTTCTGAACAACGGCGGGACAGTTGCACAAGCTAATGCGGCGGCTGCTGCGGCGGGTCAGGCTTCCACGGCTTCGATTATCTATGGTTCGACGCCTTCCGTTGCTGGCGATGCTGGTGCGGCTGCGGCGGCTGGCAAGCTGGCCGGTGCTACAAATGGCACGGGTAGCGGCAATACCACTACAACCGGTACCGGTCAATCTGCGCCACAAGACCCAGTAGGTGATTTCTGTACAAAGAACCCACAGGCTCAGATGTGCAAGCGTACACCTGATAGCTCTTTTGGTGGTGCGTGTGGTTCACCTCCAGTCTGTGAGGGTGATGCGGTCATGTGCGCAGTAGCTAAGGCGACATTTGCGACAAACTGTTTTCTTACGCCTCCTGCGCCGGGGGGGACGCCGTTGTACGACGCGGCCATTACAAAGACGGGTGATCAGACGGGCGACCTGCCCGGTAATTCCACGGTTTCTATCTCGCCTGCCGACTTCAATCGGGATAACTTCTTGGGTGCCCAGACTGGTATGCACGATGTGACTATCTCGGTTATGGGGTCAACAGTGGTTTTGCCTTTTTCTAGTGTGAACGTTTGGCTTGCTCGCCTTGGTGTGATTTTGCAGGCGTGCACGCTTATTTTGTGTGCTCGGATTGTGTCTAGGGGGTAATCATGTGGGGTTCAATTGCGTCGTTTGTTGGCAACGCTATGTTGCAGATCGCGGGCTCGTTTGGTTTGCAGATGTTAGTTGGTGCTGGTGTTGCGGTGGTGACCTACGCTGGTGTGAATTCAACGATCACATATTTCAAGACTAACGTTATTGCTGCTTTTGCTCTGTTGCCACAGGAGGTTGTGGGGATGTTGTCGCTGATGGAAGTTGGTTCTTGCGTGTCCATGGTTTTCTCGGCGATTCTTATGCGTATTACTGTCTCTGGCATGGCCTCTGGCGCTAAGAAGTTTGTCAAAAAATGATCTACCTCCGCACGGGTGCAAACGGCACCGGTAAGACCCTGCTGACCCTGCGCGATGTGCGCGAAAAGTCCATCAAGGAAAACCGCCCGGTCTATCACAACGGGCGCTTCGAAATTGTCGAGGGTGGCCCTCTTGACTCATGGAAAAAGATCGACTTCAAGGATTGGCAATCGGTCCCTGATGGCGCGATCTTCATCGTTGATGAGTGCCACAACGAATTACCAACGGGCGGCGCGAAGGATGGCGTACCTGAGTACATCAAGGCACTTGCCGAACATCGTCGGCGCGGCTTCGATTTCTACTTGATCACGCAGCACCCCATGAACCTTCACCCGTTCGTTCGGCGGTTGATCGGCGCACCGGGTTGGCATCAGCATTTGAAGCGGGCCAGCGGTGCCCAGTTGGTGGCCCTGCTGGAGTGGCCAGCGGTCAACGACCAGCCACAGCGCAACGGCTCGGGCGCGTCGGCTGCGGTGTCCATGGTTCCATATCCGAAAGAGGTTTACTCGTGGTATCGGTCTGCCAGTTTGAACACGGCTAAAACCAAGATACCGTTTCAGGTTAAGGTACTGGCCGCGTGCTTCATCCTCATTCCTTTGATGGCCTACTTTGGGTGGCAGGGCATGCAAAAAGTAGTCTCGGGCAAGAAACCTGAAATCGCCTCCATGGTTCCAGGTGCACCTGGCTCTGTCGTTCCGGCTCCACCTGGTCAACTTGCTGACAAACCAGTAATTACCACCACGCAGCTTCTCGCGTCCTACACTCCGCGCATTCCCGGCCTGCCGCAAACCGCGCCACGCTATGACGAAGTGACGAAGCCCACCATTGCACCGGTCCCGGCTGCATGTGTCTCCATGGGCAACCGTTGCGACTGCTTTACCCAGCAAGGCACGAAGCTGCAAACCCCTGCCGATCTGTGCAAACAGATCGTGGCTGGCGGTTTCTTCATGGATTGGGAGCAAGGAGGCACCGGGGGCGCTCGGGGCGTCCCTGCCCTTCCTGCCACGCCTGCGGGCGCTCCTGCTGGCTCTGCTGCGCCCATGGCGGGCAATCCAGGTGCTTCGCCTGCTGTCGCAATCGCTGAACTCAAGCAAGAGACGCAAAACGTGGGTGATCTACAAACGCTTTCTTCAATGCGTATTGGTAAGCGGCTGTTGAACTAGGCGCGACCAGAGTACTTAAACAAGTCTTTTGGGTGTCCCTGCTCGGCTAAAGCGTACAACCATTTCGGCATAAGCCCACGGCCTGACCATGTTTCACCATGGGGGCCGTAAAAGAATCCGGGTAGTTTTTTGGCGGGTGCTGCCGGTGCTTTGAAGTTCATTGCGATCTGATCACCTTTCCACTTTTTGACTAGTGCGGCGGCGCGTTTCTTCATGTCCTTGACCCACTGCGGAACACTGGCCGCGAACGAGAAAACCACTTCCATCAGGCGCATGATTCGTGGGCTGTTGTGATACCCGTTAGAAAACATTTCACGCTGAAAGCGCAATGCCTCCGGGTGCCTGATGTAGTTCTTTGCAATCATGGTTTTCTGCCTTCAAAAGTTACCGGATTCCCTAGATTCCGAGCCTGTCTCTAGGTCTTTCGCGGGGCCGTTTTTCCCGCTTCTCTGTTACCGTCTTTCCCTGAGTTCGTCGCCTGTAGCTGAGGGGCCAGGGGGCGGCATGGATGTACGGCGAAGGTTTGTAAATCGACTAGCGCGAAGCGCCACCTGACAGATTTATGAATACGCCGTGCAGCCAGGACGACACCGGGCAACGATTGGCGAAAGGCGTCGATGCTCAGGGAATGTGATGGAGAAAAGCGAAAACGGTCGAGCGAAATGCGTTAGGGATCGTTACCCGAATGGGCCATGACCTTAGGCATGGTTGCGCAGCAATAGAGCCCGTTCCCGAAGGGAAACGCCCTGCATCAAACGTTGAGGCAAGGCATAAAAACGTAACGATAAAAGCGGCCGCATCTGCTATTATTTTTGTAACAAAAACATTGCTATAAAAACAATAGCAAATAAGAATCAGTGAGAGGAAAATTTTGATCTACGGCTATGCGCGGGTTTCAACTTCTGAGCAATCAACAAAAGTTCAATTGGCTCTCTTTCAAAAGCACGGAATTGCACAGGTATTTGAAGAAAAAATGTCAGCCGTAAAGACGCGACCAGTTCTCGAACACTTGATCAATTCTGTGCTTCGTCCTGGTGATGTTTTGGCCGTTTACAAGATTGATCGCTTGGCCCGTTCAATGTCTCACTTTGTGAGAATATTTGAACAATTGCGGGCAAAGAATATCGGCTTTAAATCGTTGACTGAGTCAATTGAAACAGTGACCCCCCAAGGGCGGATGTTCTTGCAATTGTTGGGAGTATTTGCAGAATTTGAGCGCGAATTGATCCGTGAGCGTTGCCTAGCGGGGCAGATTGCCGCAAGGGCAAGAGGTCAAACATGGGGGCCGAAACCGATATTTTGTCCAGTCGAAGCAAAAAAAGTTGCTGCCATGTGGCGTTCGGGTTGGTATGAGCAAAAACAGTTGGCGTACATGTTCGATTGCAGTGAATCAACCTTGCGAGACACAATACACCGCGCCGAAGGGCGCGGGCGGTGGGCTCGTTGACCTTTGCAGAAGTAAAATGTGTCGATGCTCGATGATCGTTCCAAGTTGTTGTTGAAAGCTCTGGTTGAGCGCTACATCGCCGATGGTCAACCCGTGGGCAGTCGAACCTTGTCGCGCGCGTCCGGCCTGGAGCTGTCGCCGGCCACCATCCGCAATGTCATGTCTGACCTGGAGGAAATGGGGCTGATCGTCAGCCCGCACACCTCGGCGGGCCGCATTCCCACCGCGCGCGGTTACCGGCTGTTTGTCGACACCATGCTCACCGTGCAACCGAGCCAGTATGGATCGCACGTCCTGGCACCCGACCAGCCGCAGAAGGTCATCTCCAACGCGGCCAACCTGCTGTCCAATCTGTCGCAGTTTGTCGGGGTGGTCATCGCGCCGCGGCGTACCTCGGTGTTTCGCCACATTGAGTTCCTGCGACTGTCCGAGCGGCGCCTGCTGGTGATCATCGTGTCGCCCGACGGTGATGTGCAAAACCGCGTCATCTTTACCGAGCTGGACTACTCCCAGGCGCAGCTGGTGGAGGCGGCCAACTTCCTCAACAGCCATTACGTGGGTCTGGACATCGAGAATGTGCGCGAGCGCCTGCAAGGTGAGGTCGAGTCGCTGCGCACCGAGATCGCCACGCTGATGCAGGCGGCGGTCACCGTCAGCTCCGAGGCCATTACCGAAACGCAGGACGAGGTCATCATCTCGGGTGAACGCAACCTGCTGTCGGTTTCCGACTTTTCCAGCGACATGGGCCACCTGCGCCGCGCCTTCGAGCTGTTCGAACAAAAGGCCCAGCTGATGCGCCTGATGGACATTGCCGGGCAGGCCGAGGGCGTGCGCATCTTTATCGGCGGCGAAAGCCAGGTGGTGCCGTTTGAGGACCTGTCGATTGTCAGCAGCCCCTACGAGGTGGA